AATGTGGATTACTTCCACGTTGCTCAAACATCAAAAATAACCTTTGTTCAACCCCCATTAGATGGTTCAGTCGTGACTATCACATATTATAAAGGTAGAAATGACACATTTATAGATACATTTGGTAAACCATTAAATGTAATTAATGAAAGTTTTACCTATAATGGCTCAAGTTTAGAGTTTACCACATCAAATGCTCTTAATAGTATTATCAGTTTAGATATTAATGGTCTTGTGGAAGATGAAGGTGTCGGTTTTGAAGTTTCAGGTAACTACAAGTTTAAATTACTATCAGCACCCGCAGTTGGTTCAAAAGTAAGTGTCGTTTACTTGAGTTAATTTTCCCCGTAGATATCTTTTTTCTCGTAGATATCTTTTTTCTTAGATTTACAAGATTCCTCAATCCACTTTTGGACTACTTTATAAATTTTTAGTCCGTTTTTATCACAATATTCCTTCAACATTTGATGATGTTTTTCGCTGACTTTGATGTTTTTTAGGTTCTCTTTTTCCATAAAGATAAATAATGATAAAAAAGGATTTTTAATTATCCTTTTTGAAAAAAGTCAGGAAATCTTTGCTAAAAACAAAGATATTTATAAGAATAATAAAATAAATTAACCAAACTTTTAAAAATGGCAAATTCAAATAGAGTATTTGTATCTCCGGGTGTCTACACATCAGAAAAAGATTTAACATTCGTAGCACAGAGTGTTGGTGTTACAACTCTTGGTTTAGTTGGTGAGACCCTTAAAGGTCCCGCTTTTGAACCAATCCTTGTAACAGATTATGATGAGTTTAAACTTTACTTCGGAGGTTCTACACCAGTAAAAGATGGTAATGGTAACCCAAAATTTGAGTTACCTTACGTAGCAAAATCTTATCTTGAGGAATCAAATCAACTTTTTGTAACAAGAATTCTCGGTCTTACAGGTTATAAACCTGTTAAGACTTACGCAATTAAAACCCTCGGCGGTTTAACCTTGGGTTCTTTGAGTGGCTCAACCACAGGTACGTGTGACCCATCCACCCTTAACCAAATAACTGGTAGTACATTCTTTGGAAACATTTCAGGAATTACTTCATATGATGGTCAAACTATGGACAATTATCTATTCTCCTCATTTAGTGGTAATACAACAGGAAATACGGGACAATGGTTTGTTATTGGTAACGTACCATCATCGTCTACATCAGGTCTAACCACAAGTTTAGAAGTAATTTCACCTTTAACAGGTTTAAATAATGCTAACAACCAAAATGGTAAAGAATGGTATAATATAGTATGTAATTCAGGTGGTACTGAGGTTTACTCCTTCTTATTTGTATACACATCAGGTGGCACAGAACAATTCAATGTGACTCAATTTGTTTATAACTCAACAGTTAAAAGTGAACACAATAATAAAGTTGTGGCGGCTTTCAGACCAAGAGGTTCATACTCAGGTCAAACTTTAGGTCTTGAATTGACAGGAAACACAAGTTTCAATGTTGTGGGTAGTTCACTTAGGGTGAATCCATTCTCTGAATTTACAATTCAGGTTACAGGTACAACAAGTAGTGGTAAGACATTTACATGTTCTATGGATACAACATCATCTAAGTACATAACTAAGGTTTTAGGTACCGATGTGTTTGATAAACCAAGAAAGGAAGTACCTATCTTTGTTCACGAAGCATATTCCGCATACTTAAAAGCGGCGTTCCAACAAGGTAATGTAAGAGGTCTAAGTTTAGATGAGGTGTTTGTTTCAGAAGGTTCAAACTTCGCGGAACAATGGGATACCCCAATGTCACCAATGGTTGTATCTGAAGTTCGTGGTGGTGAAGTATCTGATTTGTTTGAAGTGATTACTATCTGTGATGGTAACGCAGCGAATGAACAAGTAAAAATTTCAATCATTAATATTAACTTAGAAACAGGTGAATTTGATATGTTAGTTCGTGATTTCAACGATACTGACGACAATCAACTTGTTCTTGAAAAATTCACAAGATGTTCAATGAACCCTGACTTACCAGGTTATGTGGCGAGAAAAGTTGGTACATCTGATGGTGAATATGAATTACGTTCTAAGTATATCATGTTAAACATGGCAATTAACCATCCCGTAGATGCGTTCCCTGCTGGTTTTAAAGGATTCGTGGCTAATACATCGTTCTCAGATACAACCTTGGGTTCTGTTATGTTTAAAACTCAATTCTTTGACGCTGGTGACGTTATGGGATACGAAGCCGATGGTACCCCCATCCTTTCAGGTGGGGACAAAATCAGAAAGATAACCTTTGGTTTATCTTCTCAGACAGGATTTGATAAGGATTTATTTAAGTATAAGGGAGCTGCAGCGGTAGGTACTACTAAAGGTTTCCACTTATCTACAAACGCATCAACAATCACAGGTACAACATTCACAACTACATCGTATGATTTAGAGGGTCAAACAGGTGTTGATAATGTTATGACTAACATCAACTACCGTAAATTCACTTTTGCGGTGTGTGGTGGATTTGACGGATGGGACATTTACAGAGAAGTTAGAACATTCGGGGATTCTTATATCTTCGGAAAGCCAACGTATATTAGTGGAAACACGTCAAATGGTGGTGTATTCAGTACTACGGTTGGTAATTCTGACTACTATTCATACTTAAAAGGTATTCAGACCTACTCAAACCCTGAAGCTGTGGATATCAACATATTCGCATCTCCCGGTATCAACTTCTATGACCATAGTTCATTGACTTCACAGGCAATCGACATCATGGAAAATGATAGAGCGGATTCACTTTATATCATATCACCACCTAATTTCTCAACAGTTGAGGAAGTGGTAGCCGCTTTGGATGGTGTTTCTCTTGACACTAACTACACAGCCACATATTGGCCATGGATTCAGGTTAGAGACCAAGATAATGCCACCCAATTGCTTGTTCCACCAACAGGTGAGGTTGTAAGAAACATAGCCCTTACGGATAATGTGTCATTCCCTTGGTTCGCGGTAGCGGGTTACTCAAGAGGTTTGGTAAAAGCGATTAAAGCAACCAAGAAATTGACCTTAGACGAAAGAGACGAATTATATAAAAACAGAATTAACCCAATCGCAACCTTCTCAGATACAGGTACAATCATATGGGGTAACAAAACCCTTCAGGTTAGAGAATCTGCGTTGGACAGAATTAACGTAAGAAGACTCTTGTTAAGAGCCAGAAAGTTAATTTCAGCGGTTGCAGTTAGATTACTATTCGAACAAAACGACGAACAAGTAAGAAACGAGTTCTTGAGATTGGTAAACCCAATTCTTGAGTCTATAAAGAGAGAAAGAGGTTTATACGAATTCCGTGTAACCGTATCAAATGACCCTGAGGACATTGATGCAAACACTCTTAGAGGTAAGATTTACATCAAACCAACACGTTCACTTGAATTCATCGACGTTGAGTTCATAATAACACCTACTGGAGCATCATTCGATAATATCTAATGAAAAGGGGGAGTTTAACCGCTTCCCCTTTTAAATGTTCCACATGGAACCAAAATGTATAAAAGTTATATTTTAATATTAACCCAAGAATTGAGAAAAAACCCAGTATATACTAGAATCTAGTTTATATTTAATTAATCTAGTTTATATTTAATTAATCTAGTTTAATCTGGTTCTAGTATCAATACTAGTATATAAAAAATACGAAAAAAAAATTAAAGAATCAAGGGTTGAACGATAAAATATTTTTTTTGACAATGACATATTTATAAGAAAGTAGATAAACAACAACTAAAAAATTAAATAGACATGGCAGATTTATTAATGAAAATGCCGGTTCCTTACGAACCGAAAAGAGTTAACCGATTCATCCTTCGTTTCCCTTCATCATTGGGTATCAACGAATGGTATGTATCATCAGCAGCTAGACCGAGTGCTAAAATCAACTCAGTTGCAATTCCTTTTATAAACACCTCAACATATGTTGCTGGTAGATTTGAATGGAATGAAATGAGAGTAACCTTTAAAGACCCAATTGGTCCTTCAGCTTCACAAGCACTTATGGAATGGTTCCGTTTACATGCCGAATCAGTAACAGGTCGTATGGGTTACGCAGCTGGTTATAAAAAGGATATTGAATTAGAAATGTTAGACCCAACGGGTGTTGTGGTTGAAAAATGGATTCTTCAAGGAACATTTATCACAGACTTGAACTTCAATGAACTTGATTACTCAAGAGATGATATTGCATCTATCCAATGTTCTTTAAGAATGGACAGATGTATTCAAGTATACTAATACATTAAAAATAAAATCTGTCAACGTGAAGGTCTCTCAAAAGGAGACCTTTACTTTTTTGTGGATATTTCGTAAATTAATGTAGTTATATAACAAAACACATATATGGAAGAATTTAGAATTGACCCAACCATCGCATATGATGTGGTGGAGTTACCCTCACGAGGTATACACTATTCAAACAGCAGTAAAAAATCATTAAAGGTTGCTTACTTAACCGCATCTGATGAAAATATTTTATCGGCACAAAACTTAATTGCATCAAACACAGTAATTGAAGAACTACTAAAAAGAAAAATTTTAGATAGAGATTTTATTATCGATGAATTAGTTGATGAGGATAAGCAAGCGGTACTTATCTTTTTAAGAAATACTGCGTTTGGTGCTGAGTATAGTATTTCGCTTACTGACCCAAAAACAGATGAAAAATTTTCTACAACATTGGATTTAAGTGAAATATCCTTCAAGGACTTTACACTTGAATCAGATTCGATGGGAGAATTCAAATACACCACGGAAAAAACAAATATTGAAATTACATTTAAGTTTTTAACTAAAAAGCAACAAAAAGAAATTGAGAATATTGAAAAAAGTTGGAATGGAATTGGAGTGGCTCCAATTGTTACTAAACAACTTGAGATGATGATTAAATCTGTTGCGGGTAACAGGGACACGATGAACATCAGAAATTTTATTGAAAAACTCCCAATTAAAGATTCTCAATCGTTTAGAAAATACGTAAAAGAACATAAACCTTCATTAGATTTAGCAAAAACAGTAAAAACCCCGTCAGGAGAAGATATCCAAGTTGAAATTGGATTCGGGGTAGAGTTTTTTCGCCCTTTCTACGGATTATAAGAAAGGTCAGTTAGACGAAATTTTATTTTTAGTTAAAAGAGGTTTCTCTTATGGGGACATCCTGAACATGCCCGTCTATTTACGTAGGTATTATGTTAGTTATTTAATTGAATTGGAAAATAGTCCGAAATAGTATTTATAGATATGCCGAATAATATAACCGTTCAACAAATAGTAAGAGCCGCTAAAAATCGAGATTCTGCAATTAGGGATTATATATCACATACTAGTGCTGGTGTAAATCTTAACTATAATGACTTCATGAGAGAACTTGATAGGACATTTCCAGTCAATGCACCTGCGGCAACATCAAATAGTATCCTGGGAACCTCAAAAGCATATCAGGTACAAGACTTAGGAAACAAAATAACGTCATATAATAATGCTGATATAATTCAACCAAGTACAATTGCGGCATCAATTAAAGATGTTGTTGCCGGTTTCTTTGGTAAAGAAGGTGATTTAATTAAAGGTTTAGGAAATATTGGTTCCATGGCACTAAAGGGTGTAATGGAAGGTTCAACAGATATCTTAACAAAAGAAGTTAATTTAAGAAATGAATTAAATTCACAAATTGGAATTGCGGGAGAATTATCAAGAGATTATAGAAGTGAAATCTTTGAAGCTTTACCTGGTGTTGTTTCAATGGGTTATGGTTTTGAGGACTTAAAGAAAACTGTAATCAACACTATGCAGGAAACCGGTCGGTTTGCTTTAATGAATAGTGATACGATGGACCAAATGGCGACAACATCACGTGCGTTTGTTGGTGATTTAGAGGACATGGGTAAAATATTCAGAAACTTTGAAATGGTTGGTGTTGGTGCACAAAATGCATTAAACACGATTGACAAAGTTGGTAAATCATCACTAACACTTGGGTTACAATCAAGAAAAGTTGTTGAAGAAACACAAAAGAATTTAGGAAAAATCAATGAATATGGTTTTGCTAAAGGAATCGAAGGTTTGGGTAGAATGGTTCAAAAATCCATTGAATTCAGAATGAATATTGATGAAGTAACAAAAATTGCAGATAAAGTATGGGAACCTGAAGGTGCACTTGATTTGGCCGCAAATCTACAAGCAATAGGAGGTGCAATAGGAAGTTTCAACGACCCACTTAAATTGATGTACATGGCGACTAATAATCTTGAGGGTTTACAAGATGCGTTGATTGGAGTTGCGGGTTCATTAGCAACATATAACCAAGAACAAGGCAGATTTGAAATTACAGGAGTTAACCTTAGAAAAGCAAAAGCAATGGCTAAGGAACTTAATGTTACATATACTGAATTGGCAAATGGAGCAATTGCTGCCGCTGAGAGGTCATCTGCCGCTAGCGCCATGATGGCATCAGGTTTAAAGTTAGATGATAAAGAAAAAGAATTTTTAACTAACATCTCAAGAATGGAAGGTGGTAATATGATTATTGATATTCCTAAATCTTTAGCTGAAGAGTTAGGTTTAAAAGACACAAGAGTTGCATTAGAAGATTTAAGTCAAGGTACTGCAGATGCTATTTTAGAAAATCAAAAAGCTTTTAAAGATATGTCTATTAAAGATATTGCTAAAGAACAATATACCGAAACCCAAAAATTAGCACTTACCGTTTCCGAAATTTCAACAATGTTAAAAGTAGAGTTTGCTAAAATCGTTAGAAAACCATTATCTGAAGTTGATAATGTAATAAAACAGGTGGATGAATACCTTAATGAAGCTAAATCCGGTGGTGAAAATAAATTTACTGCGCAAATAGATAAAATTAAATCTGAAACCAATAAGGAGGCCAAAAGGTATATTAAAGATGATTTAGGTCTTAAAACTAGTACAGGTAATAATTCAGGTACTCAAGAAACTAAAAAAGTAGAAGTAACATTCAAAACAAACGATAGATTACAAGACGATATCTATAGGAACTTCTTTAACAATCCAAATACAAAACAGAACATAGCCGCAGCAGCATTCTCAAGTAGGGAATATGATAGTCCCCAACCCCAAATGGCTTAATAAAAATGATATAAATCTATTTATATAGAAAATAATAAATGCCGACTTATTTAGATTTTAACACAACCGCATCATTTAGAAATTTTTTGATTTCTAAAACACTTCAAAGACCGGGAGGGCCTCAAACTTTTACAAGCTCAAACTATGTGGTTCAAAATTTAAATGCTTATTCAAACGTTGACCCGGGTGATGTTAAAACAGGATGGGCGGCGGCATATGGTAATAGTTTTGGATTAAACCTATTTCAACCAGATACCTTTAAAGAAATTACATTCTTATCAAATCTTAATTTACAAGTAGGTAATAATGGAATTATATATTCGGGATACATAAATTCTTTTACCCCTGTAACAAATCCAAATCTAATTGGTATAATGACAGGTCAAAACTTTGATACTGATTCAAGATTAATGAGGTTTGCAACACAAAATATTCGAGATAATAAACAAGGACCAGTAAGAGCAAGAATTGCTCAAAATTTAGCATCAGCAAGTTTAGGTAGAATTAGATTATTAGATGCATTACAGGGTAATTTAGCAACTGCAATTAATTTAGTTACAGGTAGAGAATCTTTAATTGAGAAAAATTATAAGATAACTGTTGCAAAAACTTTACCTGGTAAAGCAATAGATTTTTTACAAACAGTTGCGGGTGTTGAGTTTCCATTTAGTGAGATACCGGGAGATTATTTAACTAATCCACGCAACCCAATAGAAAATAGACCGGTACCAAGAACGGAAGCGGGTGCAATTTTACAAGATGTGACAGGCGCATTAGGTTCACTAATTGGTATTAGAAGACGACCAAAACTATCAAGAAAACCATCAGACCTTATGATTGAATATATGGGTGATGGTCAGAAGCAACAATTATACGATAACATTTCTTTTTCAAAATATGCACCGAATTATACAACATCTGCGAGGTCACAACAATCATCTAAGTTATTCAACTTTGTAAATAATGTGGCTCAAGGTGTAAAGACAGTATTAGGTGTTGAGGCACCGAGAGGTGAGGCATACATTGGTGATGATAGAAGTGAAGATGTAAAATATGCAATGTCCGATTTTAAGGGAAACATTGTTAAGAGTAACTATTATCTAAGTCTAATGTATGACCCTGTT